CCCATATCGATGACGGATATTTAATCGAACGCCATCGCTTACAGCGTGCTGATTTAGTCGGGATGCTGGGAGTTGAGGGATATAGTGACGGTGCTATCCGTGCCGTGCTTGAGGAATATGGTAAAGGAGGTTTACGTGACTGGATTTATGTCGATCTTACAAAAGCTGCTGCAGAAGGTAAAAGCACGGTTGCAGCCGGGCAAAACCCCTCAGAACTTATCGACGCGCTCCAATTCTGGGGCAGCGTCCAAGGGCAACTCCTCCGCGACTGGGGCCTCACGGAAGAAGAAGTCCCCGACCCCCTCGCAGAGTACCCGATCGAAGCGTGGCTCATTGGGCGCTGGATCATCAAAGCAGTCATCAACCCAGACCCGCTCGGCAGGAAGCCGTATTACAAAACGTCTTACGAAGAAGTCCCCGGGGCGTTCTGGGGGAACTCGGTAGCCGATCTATGTCGAGATAGTCAGTCCATGTGTAATGCCGTGGCGCGTGCGCTTGTTAACAATATGAGCCTAGCGTCGGGGCCGCAAGTCGTGTATAACATCGACCGATTACCTCAAGGCGAAAACATTACTCAACTATTCCCATGGAAAATTTGGCAAGTCACGAGCGATCCGCTAAACGGCAATGCAAGACCTGTGGAATTTTTCCAGCCCGACTCGAGAGCGTCAGAGCTCATGGCGGTGTACGAGAAATTTGCGGTTCTTGCGGACGAATATACGGGTATCCCCCGATATATGACTGGGGGCAACCCTTCGGGCGGCGCAGGCCGAACGGCTTCTGGAATGTCGATGCTTATGACGAACGCCGGAAAGTCGATCAAGCAAGTGATTGCTAACATAGACGAGCACGTAATTAAGCCGCTTATTGACCGGTTGTACTACTACAATATGCGTTACAGCGACGATCCGGACCTGAAAGGCGACGTAAACATCCAAGCCTTAGGGGCGGCAAGCCTGATGGAAAAAGAAGCCATCCAGCAGCGCCAGAACGAATTCCTAGGTATTGCTTTGAACTCTCCGATTGCCCAGCAGGTCATAGGCATGGAAGGTGTAGCAGAATTGCTACGGCAAGCCGCTAAACGCCTAGACATGAATACGGATGACATTGTGCCGCCCGAAGACGTAGTTAAGCGCAAAGTTATGGAAGCCAATGCGATACAGCAAGCGCAGATGATGGCTAACCAACAAAATGGGCAAGCACAAGCCGGTGGCACGCCACCGACACCCGGACCGGACCAAGGCTTACTGATGGATGGATCGCCGCAGGTAAATCGATTTACGCCATCGGCCTAGGTGTTGACGTAGTAGTTTTTTAGTGGTATATATCAATTTGTTTTAGAAAGGAGTTGCGATGAAAGCAATCAGCCCGATGGAAAAGCGTGGTTCTGAGTACACTCAGGAATCCGCAAAGACCGATGGCATGTCCAAAGGTCCCGCCAAGCAGGGTGCTGGTGGCAACGACGGTAACGTTGATGCTGAAGGCAAGCGTGGCGGAAAAGAGTATGCCCAGATGTCGGCTAAAACCGACGGTATGTGCAAGTAAGTGCTGCGGATTGACGAAAGGGTCGCCCGCAGTCTGACGCTGTTAAGGTCAGAAGAGTTTGCCCCATTGCTAGAGTATTTAGGGAACTGCAAAGCAGATAGTCTTGAAAAAATGGCGGTGGCAAGCGAACCAACCCAAATTTACCGGCTTCAAGGTGAAGTTGGTGTGATCAAGGAGTTTCTTGATCTAGTAGGACGATCAGGTGAACTGATCGAGAAGTTACGAAGGTAGGCAGACCGTTAAGTCGGAGCCCACCACTTTAATTTAACCGTGTAGCAGACCGTTATCGCGTAGCGCAGACCGTTCAGGCGGAGCGCGAAGTGAGAGTCGGAGCGAAGGAGATAGAAATGGCATTGCCCAAGGCAATTCAACAAAAAGTTGAAGAAGCAGACGCGTTAGTAGCCCACATAAGTGGTGATAAGACCGAGGAAATCCAGGAAAACCCTGATAATTTTTCGGAGACTGAACCAACAAACCAACTACCACCCGATCCGCCTATTGTTGAACCACCTCAGCAACCCGTTTCACAGGAGCCTACAAAGGAAATACCGGAAAGCAAATGGGAAAATAAATACCACACGCTTAAAGGTATGTATGACGCGGAAGTACCTAGATTGCACGCAGAACTGCGCGAGATGAAAACGCAGATTCAGCAGCTTGTAGCAGACAAAGCTACGGTTGAAGCAAAACTAACTAACCCGCCCCCCTCTGTAGAGTCTCTAATCACTGAACATGACAAAGAAGCGTTTGGTTCGGACTTAATTGATTTAATTGAGCGTGCTACAAAGTCGCAAGTATCCACTTTGCAACAGCGTGAATCGCAACTATTGGATGAAATTAAGCAGTTGAAAGCGCAGCTTGGGAATGTAACAGAGCGTCAGGTTGTATCCGATAAGGATCGTTTCCTGATGGCGCTGACCTCAAAAGCACCAGATTGGGAGCAGTTAAATACCGATTCGGGGTTTTTGGAGTGGTTAGCCCAGGTTGACCCAGTTTATGGGTTGCCCCGTCAAGTAGGTTTAAACAATGCGTACGAGGCGTTCGATTCTGATCGCGTTGCTACAATTTTTAATACCTACCGCGATCTTGTTACTCCTAAACAGCAACAGCAACCACAAGCAACTCCGAAACAAGAACTTCAGCGTCAAGTAGCGCCGACCCGCTCTCGTGCATCGACGCCCCCGGCTACCAATGATGTGAACCAGCGCATCTATACGCAAGTAGAGATTGAGCAGTTTTACAATGATTGGCGACGAGGCTACATCGACCAAGAAGAGGCGGTTCGTATGGAAAAAGAAATTGTGGCCGCTGTCTCGCAAGGAAGAGTCAGATAATGATTTAACCGGTGATGGTAGTGGCTATAACCCTGGTAGTTTTTATTCTTTAGAAAGGAAATAGCATGTCTACCATTACCGCAGGCGCAACCTACCCAATTAATACCGTAGGTGGCAACGCAACATTTAACTCCCCCTCGGGAGCCCAAACGTACGCAGGTACCGCATACTCGGGTACGTTTATTCCGGCCCTCTGGTCCGGCAAACTGGCGCAGAAGTTCTACGCCGCTACTGTATTTGGTGAAATCGCTAACACCGATTGGCAAGGCGACATTACCGGTATGGGCGATACCGTGATCATCAACACGATCCCGACGATCACCATCAACAACTACAGCATCGGTCAGAACCTGGCTTATGAAATTCCTGCTCCTTCGACGATCAGCCTCACGATCAACAAGGGTAAGTATTTCGGCGTGAACGTAAACAACGTTCTCGAACTGCAAGCCAAGCCCAAGCTGATGGATGTGTTCACTAACGACGCAGCCATGCAGATGAAGATCGCTATCGACCAGGACGTTCTGGGCGGTACGTTCGATCAGGGCGCTGCTACCAACAAAGGTGCAACCGCTGGTGCAATCTCGGGTGCTTTCAACCTGGGTACTGACACTGCTCCGGTCACGCTGACCGCCGCTAACATTCTGCAGAGCATCACTGCCCTGTCGTCTGTTCTCGACGAAACCAACGTGCCTGAGACCGATCGCTGGCTCGTTATCGGCCCGACCGAGCGTCAAGTGCTGATGCAGTCCAACCTGGCACAAGCCCAGTTTATGGGTGACCCCTCCTCGATCCTGCGTAATGGCAAGATCGGTCAAATTGATCGTTTCACGGTGTATGTCAGCAACCTGCTGCCCCGCGCCTTGGCTGGTCAAAACTGGACGGGTGGTGCTTCGGCTGGTACGGCTAAGCGTCATGCCATTATGGCTGGTCACAAGTCGGCAATCACCTTTGCATCGCAGATCGCTAAAGTTGAAAGCCTCCAGAACCCGAATGACTTCGGCACCCTGATCCGTGGATTGAACGTCTACGGCTATCAGGTTGTTCAGGCTAACGGTCTGGCTCTCCTGGTTGCAGCAGGCTAATAACCAAGGTGGGGGGGCAACCCCCACCTACTTTAACTAGGAACTGGAGATCGATATGACGACTGAAAATAAACTTGTACAGCTTGGTGTTTGGGATGCAGCCGCAAAAGAAATCGCTGGTGGAAGCGTAACTTCTACTGGTCTTTCCGCAGCCGGTGCAACTCAAGCCACGGCAACTGCCATCACTGCAGATGTGTCGGTGTTTGGTACAGTTGCTTCGGGTACTGGAGCTATTCTTCCGGGTACAAACGGTGCAAGCCGTTATGTTGTTCGGAATGGTGGCGCTAATGCCCTGCTGGTTTATGCTCCTGTCGGCGGTACGATGAATGGCACTTCGAACGGCAGCGCATCTGTTGCTACTTCGACAAATGCTATGTTTGTATCCACTGACGGCACAAACTGGTATTCTTTAGTATCTG